GCTTTTTTCTTAGCTTCTACTAATATTGCTTCCTGTTTATCAGCCTCAACCTTCGCTTCTGCAATCTGTTCTTCGTATCGTTTAATCAATTCTTCACTCATCTTAAAATCCTCCTTATTATTTGTTTTTCCAACCATTTTAGTTCCACACTTTGAACATTTAACCTTATTACAAGCAACGCTTCTTTCATGCTTTTGCGTGTGTCCACATTTAGGGCAAACACAAGTAGCCGCACCACCATCGCCTTGTATATCTCCACCGACACCCTTACCATCGCCTCTAGCTAAATCCACTATCTCACCTCCAACGACATTTAGTTCATATAACTTACCAGAATCTTTAGTCCGATAAACCATAGGAAAGTCTGCCAAAACATTAACCGCAGGTAATTCAGCACCTAATAGAGCAACACCTGCAAGCACTCTATTATATAGCTGGTTGTTAAGTTTTAAGTCCCAAATAATCTCTGACGATACTGTCCTATAAGCCTTTTGGTTTATCAAGTCTCTTATTACTTTGGGAATCCCCGAAATATCAGCAACGACCTTTTTACCAACCTTATAAACTCGGTCAATCCAACCCACCGCTGGTTGACCTGAAAAAGACTGCTCTGTATCATGCCCAATCTTTAGCGGAATCTTATGCTCCACTTTATAAAAGTTCTCTACTATTTCTTCAATGTCGTTATTGGTATATCTATCCCCGTTCCACTCACCCACCGAGAATATCTCAACACCAGTAACGTCAAATGTCTTAGTATCGCTATCTAACGCCATTTCTTTATCATTATTTGTCGGCATCTTTATCCTCCTTCTGCCCTTCTACTTGAACCGCAACACTATCACCACAATACCGATACCACTTCCCATCCATACCCTTAGTCAATATCGACATACTATCCTCTTTTTCTAAATCAACCCATATTGCCATTAAAATTCCCTCCCTACCGATAAGACCGCTGATTCAGTCCAGCCTTCACCAAGAAGCACAGGCACTTTTAAACTCCTGCAATTATAGTGCCGTGGAGGGTTTATTTCATTCCAGTAACCATTACTAGCACCATACACTTTTCCGTTTAATTCTTGGCAACCTGGGGTTGTGGAATTATCCAAAATACTGCTCCATTGATAAGCCTCTAACTCACCAGCTATTTCTAATGGCTTATAAAATTCTTCCATGCCAACAGTAAACGCGCTTGCATAGGCAGTATTAACCGCAGTATAAAGTCTGCCCGAGGTATATGTGCTGCCTTGAACATTCTCAACAGCGACATATTTATCAAACACTTCTTCTAAATCAGTAACCACTTGGGCAACTGATGCACCTCGCTTAATTCCATCCATTAGAACCACTTTAGCGTTGTCCTGTAATGCACCCGACACACCACCAGTCAATAGCTTGCTTTGCTCTTTAATCCACATAATAGATTTAGATTCAACAAGCCCAATCTTAGTCGGGTTTTGTGCATATTTCTTCTTAACGCCGCTCTTTGCAAACTTAACCCCGTCTTTATAGCTGTTCCTTAATACACCTTCAACCAATAATCCTAAATCCCTTATATATCTAAACTGAATCTTATTAACCCCAGCTATATTCTGGTCTTCTATAATCCGTTTACGCATTACTTGAGTAGTAAAATCATCTCTTATCTTTCTAATCGCTTCTTTAATATCCAATATGGCAACCTCGACATCCTTAACTAAAGACTTTTGTGCTAATGCAAAGTCCATCTTCTTTTCATACTTGGTAAGTGGTCTGCTTAATACAAATTCCTCTTTTTCTTCTTCCTCAAACATAGGCGTTTCAGGCAGTTCCTCTGTTTCAGGTAAATCTAATAATACTCTTAGTTTGTTTTGAACTTCTAGGTCAGGAATAATAGCCCCATCAGCAATCCCCTTAATTATCGTTGTAGCCTTTTTGTCTTTATCTTCTTCGGATATAGGATTAAACCTAAACATAGGATACTTCTCAATACTAGGGAAATTCAAATCTACTAGCTGCCTAATCAGAGTAGAATTAATAATGCTTTCTAGGTTATGCCTTATCTCATCAGCAACCCAAATCAAAACATCTTTTTCTACATCAGCCTTAGCCCTGCTACCGCCTTCGGTATCGCTGAACCCAATCCCCTTAGGCATTAGAATTGAATTGCGGATAGCATTATTATGTTTCTCAATAGCCTTATCATAATCACCACCAGAGCTTTTAATAGCTTCTTTAATCTCAATCTCAACATCTTCCGGAATGATATACGAACTCTTAGCCTGTAAATTATCCAACATCTCCTGAAGCTTTTCTCTGTCTGGCGTGTTAGTAGTAGCACCAGTCTTAGCAATAATTATTGGCATACCAAACCGTTCCAAATACATATTCCAAAACTTGATTATTATATCTTTAGAGAACCAAGACCTATAAGCAGCCCTTAAATCCGAATTGCCATAATAATTACCTGATTCTTTTTCATGCGTATAAATAATAAACTTATCAATCGGTAGGCTTATCTGCCTGCCATCATTAGTCCATTGTTTTAGTTCGGTTAAATTCCCATAAACATCAGTATCAAACTCAAACGAATGCGGAGGCTGTGTCTTTAACTCTTTTAAATAAATAGAGCCGTCATACTCAAATATCTTTTCAGTAACAGAGAAACCATATTCAATAGCTGACAAGATATTCTTTAACGCTGAATCAAAGTTCCCAACAAACCACTGCCTAAAGTTATCATCAATAAAATCAGCAATTTCCTTATCGCTATCATCCTCTGACGCTGGCTCAATCCTCCAACCACTCGACAACACCGCAGCCTTTTTAACGTACAGCGCAGCTTTAACAATATCGTCAGTCTTCATGCCTTCGTAAACTGTTAAAGCCGAGTTACCACCAAACTTGCGAACAAGGTCATCAGGGTTATAAGGTCGCCACCTTGACTTGGGATAATAGGTTGAGCTTGCGAACGATATTCCAGTAGACAGTTCTTTTTTGCTTACACTTTTTGTTGTTTTTGCCATTACCAATTACTTCCTGCCGAAACTAATTTTTTGCCCCTACTATTCAAGCTTAGCACCTCGGTTAAGTCAGGCTTAAATTCCAGCGATTTATGTATTGCCATTATTAACGAATCAGCCTTATCAGGTGAAGGCAACCCTCGTTTCTTATGGTCAGATTTTTCTTCTAATTTCATTTTGCTCTTTGAATTAAACTTATATCTTCGAGATGATAACTGTGAACAAAGTTCATCATCATCAATCAGACTCACTTCTTTATTTGTTATTTTGTTACAGACATTGAAATAGGTTTCTGTGCCAAGGTCAGCAAACTGCACATCATCTTTAGGCTTAGCCCCGAAGTTAAACGGGATAACCCTAAACGAATGTCCGATACTAGCAATCAAGGCTCTTGCTTCCTCTTTGATATGGTCAACGACACCAGCACCCATAGCACCCTCATCAATAACAACAAAATCAGGCTTATTATTCTTTATATAATTAATAGCAATCCCCTCTGTTTCAGTAGTCGGCTTCCCATAAAACTGTTGTTGCCATAATACCTTTCCACCATCGACTAAAGTAAATACGGTTGAATCCTCACCAAACCTAGCAACATCAATGCCTAAAACCTTATTACCCTCGGCTGGATTTTCTCTGTCAATAGATTCTTTTGCGTCAAACAACGAAAGCAAAGTATTAACGCTATCCATTGGGAACTCACCTAGCACCCTGCCTTGGAATAATGGACTGTTCTTTCCCCATCTCTTTTCTTTGTCTTCAACCCAAGCACGACCCACCATGCCTGGTATCACTTCTTTGTCAGCGATATAGTTAGGTGAATCATAACAAGAAAAAGAAAAGGTTTTATAAAGCCCACTTTGAAACGCTTTAAAGAAATCACCATCACCCTTTAACGGATTGCCTGCTAAATACTGCTTTGAGATAGGCGCAGTTAAAACACCTTCCATCTGTTCGTATATAGGCGATTCAATCGCTTGAGCCTCGGTTGCTACGATTAATATGCTCTTACCCTTGAACCCTTGAAACTTACCAACGCTTTGGTTTGTTTCTTTGGTTGTGAAGCCTAACGCATACCACTTATCGCTAATCTTAATTTCTTTTGTTTTAAGACTTCCACCTAAAGGATAGAGTGAATTATGCCACATCTTAGAAATCTCACCCCAGATAATCTTTTCCACTTGCCTGTCCGTAGGCGCAGTAGTTAATACGATTGATTCAGGAAAACAATATAAGAACCAAAGGCTAACAACTCCGCTTATAAAATCCTTGCCTAGCGAATGCCCAGACTTAATAGCAATGCGGTCATGCTTAGCGAACGCCATTAAAATATCTCTGTGAGGTTGCCAAGTGAGGGTCTTAATACCTAATACGTTTTCAGCCCACCAGACGGGGTCTGCCTGTGACTTTAATAATATGGCTTGTTGTTGTTGTTTACTTAGTTTCTGCATCTTTTGCCAAATCAGCCCAAGTAACATTTAAGTTTCCATTGATTTCAACGTGTTTGCGGTCAAACCATTGGTTCGGTTTCTTATTCTTGAGGAAGAAAATTAAAGATACTTCTTTACCGTTCATTATATTTTTGAACAGTTGAGATTCGGCAAGTTCAATGAGGGATTCTTTAGCGGCTTCGATAGCTTTTGCAAATTCATCATTTGCTTTAATCCAAGAATACCAAGTAACAGTTGATATACTAAAAGACTTACAAGTTTGGGTAACATTGCAAGCACGCTTAACAAACTGGTCGGCAATTTCAGTTATTTTTAATGTGTTAAGGTCATTAAGTTGCATACTACCCCTCTACTTAACGGTAATTCAAGGGGTTTTTCTACATATTTCCCTAACCTTAATGCAAATTCTATGGTAATGACTATGGATTGCTTGGAATGATTTTCCCTTTATTAAAGCTATTTTTTCAAAGGTCTTAGTCCCATCCGAAACATAACAAGACAATCCATGCCTATGTTGAAAAATATCACGTTCTTCAAGCGTCAATT